TAGAAAAGTAGGTGATTTTATGGAGATACCTAAGTATGTAATCGATAGTATTGAAAAATCCTCTAAAGCTTTTGTGCAAGCTAGAAAACACGAAAAAGTAGTTAGAGAATGGTTAGAAAAGAAAGAGATTGATAATGATTTTATATTGGATAATTGGATAGATTCAGTTGAGTACGGGCATGGATTAGGTAGGGAATTTATTGAATTTCTAAAGAGTTTATAACAAAAGCGTTATTTTAATCGAAAAGGGGAATGAGAGATGGCTAGAAAACAAAAAAATAAAATCGTGAGAGTACAATTCAATGAAGGACATGTAAAGATGTTCGGTAATTCATATAAACCTTGGGAAATGCAGTTTGATGAATATTTATGGTTGTTAAAACAGGAAGGAAAACTTGATGATGTGGAACAGGTAACAGTTTCTGATAGCGAATGGATATCATTTGGTGGATTAAAATGGTGCTCGGAAGAAAGATTTCAACATTTGCTAAATCGTGAAGGGTGTCAGGATTCGGAACCAGATAATCCAAACCCTCGTCAGTATAAGCAAATGACATTCTATGAAGATATTAAAGTGACAAAAAAAGTACTCAAGGCAGTCGAAAACTACAAAAACAACATTTATTAATATTCGAACAAAATAGTTATTTGAAAGAAAAGAGTGAGAATATGGACGAACTAAATAAGATTGCTCATTTATTACCTTTTGAGGTACTTACAGATATAAAAAGTCGTTTAACTGATTGGATTGCAAGTGGTGGAAGCTGGGACGATCCTTATATAAAACAACAATTTAGATATGCCAAGAGAGTGGCAGAAAGAATGGAGGAAATGAAAAATGACAAACATTGAAAAAGCTAAAGAAATGTGGAAACAAGGTTCAATTGAAATAAATGCAGTTGATAAGAATGGTGAATCTTTAAAACAATATGATTCTGTAATAGCACATGATGGTTGCGAATGGAGAATTGGATGCATTACGTATAGCGTTATTGACGAAAACTTTGTAGCCCATTTTGAAGAGAGTTGGATTTCGTTTGAAGATTTGAATGAAGTTGAAAAATTAAATGATGTAATTGCTTATGAAGTGCTTGAGTGGGAAAAGGTAGGAACGCATTGGGGTAAAGACGGAAAAGCGTTTCATGATATGCCGATAGCGGATTTCGATGCGATTGATTATGCGGGAATTATCTTAGATAGGTTAAACGATCAAGATCATAAAGTAGAAATTAAAAATGAAAATGGTTCTTGGTGTGTGACTCTGCATGGAGAAGAATATATCGAAGAGAAATTTGGAATAGCAGTTTGCAAAGCTGTAGTAAATACGGTTAGGGAAAACTAAACAAAATTCTTATTTTGTAGAAAGGAAGAATGAATATGGCATCCGGTTGTATTTTAGGGGAATGTCCAATATGTGATGAATTAATTTTTGAAGATGAGATTGATTTTGACCAGTACAACAACATGGTTCATAGAAGGTGCCTTAATTTACGAAATAACAATAGCAAGACGATCCATCTCTTACACCAAGAAATACAAAGGCTTGAGAAAAGAATAAAAGAATTGGAAAAGCAGAATAAGAGCGGACAGATGACGCTATTTTAATAAAGTTATTATTTGATTGGAGGAGACAAAATGGGCTGGGAAAAAATAATTGAGCAAAAGGAAATGACAACAAAAGAAAAGTTACAACTGATATGTGACGCTAGTTTGGTACAAGCGAAATCCGTATTAGTTGAAGCGAACAGTTTTGCTTGGATGGTTCGAACTATTATGGAACTGAGTAAGGAGGAAGTTAAAAATGAAAGAGATTAAGTTCAAGGCTCATGATGGAGAAAAGTGGATTTTTAGTGAATGTGTATCAAGAGATGAAGAAGATGATTGGTGGATCTTAGATAACGAAAATGACAGTTGGCTTATGTGTACAGAACCAAAGCAGTGTACGGGTTTAATAGATAAGAACGGAAACGATATTTATCTTGGTGATTTTGTAAGGTGGATAAGAGTGATATATACGGATTGTAGTCGGGAAGAAATTGAAAGTACAGAAGTAATTGAAGGAACTATTGATTGGTTATATTCAGTTTTAACCCTTAGGACTGAGGAATTTGCTAGGTTATTGTTGCCACATTTAGTTGAAGATCAGAATGAGTTTGAAGTGATTGGAAATGGTTATGACAATCTAAAGACATTAAAAAACTAAACCAAATCTTTATTTAAATAAAAAGAGCGCTAATCGAGAGCGCTCCTTATACCTCATTATAACGACAGTGACGAACTCACATTATTTAGAAAGGCACTATTATTGTATGTCAAAGTATGAGAGTAGTGAATGGATTTAGACAAAATCGGTATTTGAATAGAAAAAGAGATAGGGTTCACAACCCCATCTCTTCCAACAGAGATAAGTGCAGTTTTGCTTCTTCGCAATTTGGATTAATACAGTAATGAATAAACGAATGTTCATCGTGTTGTATGAGAGGTTGATCACAAGATACACATGTATATAGTGAGAGCATTTTATATACCTCCTTACAAATTATGGATTAATTTTAACATAGTTTTAGCTGGTTGAGGAGTAAGAAAAAATCGTTATTTAAATAAAAGAAACCCCGTTTGTCCGCGGGGTTCCTAAGGGTAATTGTCAAGTAATGACGTACTCAACTAAATAACCATATCATGAATTTTTTTGTAAAAACACTGGTAAATGTGTCCAAAAAAATGAGGGCATCATTTTCAACAAAAACGCTATTTGGGAAGGAAGGAGAATGAACAGTGAAGGTAAAGGAGTACGTCGTTTATAAAGGTGAATCATTCGTATGTGTCGGGACCATACTGCAATGCGCTCAACATATGGGCGTACGTCCTGAAACCGTTAAATTTTATAAGAGACCAGCATATAAAAGGCGAGTAGCAGAACGAAAAAATGCTAGAAATTATATAACTGTTACGGAACTTGAGGAGGATAAAGAATGAAGAAATTACTAGTTATATTGTTACTTATATTAGTAGTCGGTTGTGAAAAAACAGAAAACCCAGAAGAAATTAAGAAAGCAAGTGTTGATAACATTGAAATCTTTGTTGATAGGGAAACTGGATGCGAGTATTTATACAGAGATAAAACATATGGATATGCAGGAGTGGGTGGAATGACAATTCGCTTAGATGAGAATGGAAAACCAAAAGGGTGCAAAAAGGTTTCGTTATAAATATTTCATTTTGTAGAAAAGGAAGATGTTAAATGTACTTTATTGATAAAGAAGAAGATTTAATCGGAAAAGAAATAGCTTTTACACACATGGCTCAATTTGCTGAAGCTATTACGATTGTCACAAAGGATAAGGGAATCTTTGTAGTTGAGCAATGGCGCGAAGATGATCACAGTGAAATTCATGCTTACAGTAAAGGCAACGCTAGAGCTTATATATTAAAAAAGGATTGGTTAAGAAAAACATTGCATGAAAAAGGAATAATATCTCATGAAGAAATTGAAGAGTATGAGAATCAAAGACGATTAGAACAACAAAAACAACAAGAGGAATATAAAAGAAAACGAGAAGAACAGGAAAAAATAACTTATGAACGATTGAAAGCGAAATTTGAAGTTCCTAAAAATTAAAAGAGCAGCTAGCAAAAGCTAACTGCTCGGTTCTCCAAGGGGGAACAAGGAGAAAGTAACTTAATGGGTTGTTTACAGTATTGACGGAATATTGAGTTTTATTCAGTAAGGATTGTAAATCTGTTCAATAAAATTTGATTGAATCTCATGGAAATATATTCGATTCATTTATAAATGATCATAGCTTTAACAATTTCATAATAGTATTTCTTCCATGTTATTGTTTGATCGTTTTTAGCAGTTAAGGTTAGAAAAAACTTAAGCATTATATTATCACCCTTTCTTAAGTTTAATTTTATAAGGGAACATACAAAATTAACATTTTGTTTGTAATGAATATGTATAAGTATTTTGATGTATGAAACTAATAATCCTTATTTTCCTAGCAAATGAAATTATCAGAAAAATTTTACTGACAAGAAAATATCTTCGGGGTTTTTAACAAAATAATCCTTTTAATAGAAAGTGAGGTTAGGAGAATGAAAGCTTTGAAGAAAAGAAAAATTAGAAAAGCAATTGCTCGTCGTGCAAAAGATGTGGAGAATTATCAAGTCAATAAAGCTTGGAGAAACATTTTTGTACAAGCTGGTATTTTAAAGTGAAAGCAAACAGAATACAGTCCGGCTAGAAAACTAGAGGACGCCAATTCATTAAAGCAGTCATTAAAGCTGTTTTAGGAATAGGTGTCCTTTTTATTTTGAAAAGGGAGATGGGGAAATGAAGGTGTTAAAGGATCAGCTACGTGAGTGGAAAAAGCAATCAAAACAAGCAAAGAAGAAAAATAAGAAAAAGAGAAAAGAAAAATTAAGTACTCGTGACATTGAAGATTTAATGGGAATTCATGGCCCGCGTTACGAACGTAGACGCGGAGCATTAAGACAAAAATAATAATAATGGAGGAATTTAATATGAATAAACAATTATCATTTAAAATGCCAATCGTGGATGGAAAAAGAACAAAACAAGAAATTGAAAAAGTATTTAATGAGTATCGTACATACTTAGCAACAATGCCATGTGATATGCTGCCAAAAGTGACACCATCATATTCTATTGTTCCTCCAACAACTACAAACGAGTTTAATAGTTCAACTGAAAATATTGCAATTGAAAGAATTGAGTATGAACAAGAAAGAAATAAATTTATGAGTTGGTTGTATGATGCGGTGAATCGCCTAAGAGACGATGAACGTGAGGTAATCGTGAAATTTTATATGGAAGATGATATCGGATATGATCCGGATATCTGGATGGATTTAGGAATAGGTAAAACTAAGTATTATAAGTTAAAGGGACGCGCGATATTACGTTTAGCTTTCAATCTAAAGAAAGAGGTATTTCTAAAGACACGTAGACAAAAAGAGGGAAAAAGCGTATGAACATTGTACAGCCGATTCGAGATAAAGAAATAATACAAGAAATAAAGGAATTCTATAAGAAGCAGAATGAGAGGAATTATATTCTGTTTCTTCTTGGTATTAATACGGGCTTTAGGATATCGGATATATTGCGCTTACGTGTTCGTGATGTTGAAGGTTGGAATATTGTGATACGTGAAAAGAAAACAAGGAAGATTAAAGATGTAAAGATGCCTTCAGAACTGAAGAGAGCTATTAGGAATTATACAGAAGGAAAAGCTAAGAATGAATATCTGATTAAGAGTAGGAATGGAAAGAATAAACCAATTACTCGTGCGATGGCTTATGTAATATTAAATCAAGCGGCAGAAGAGTTTGGGTTGGAACGTATCGGTACTCATTCACTTAGAAAGACATATGGCTATCACCATTACAAACAATTTAAAGATGTAGTTGCCTTGCAAAAGATGTTAAATCATACAGATCAGAAAGAAACATTGAGATACATTGGAATGGAGCAAGATACATTAAATGATTACCAAAGGAAGTTTAGAATCTAGCTCCTTTATTTTTTTATCACTTATTGAATTAGCTTTAAACTGAAAGTGTCAAATTCATTTTTATAAAATGCGAAAGAGATTGGTATATCTAAGGTTAAACGGAATAGGTGAATTTAACACAATCCAGATTATAGCTAATTCATTTTCTAGGATTAAAGAACATATTTATTCAAAACTATGCGAAAAGAGGCTGAAAAACGATGGGAAAAAGCACACGAAGTAATGAGGGGTTAAATTGCGGTGTAGTCATTTATGATGAAGTGGAGCAGAATTTACGAGAAACATTGCGAACTAATATTGAAGCAAGACGAGAACATTTCACTCCAATTATTAACGGTGCAGGAAAGGGCATTCAATTAATAGGAGGTATTGATTGGAGTTCTGGTAAAGATTGGTCAGTCATAGTAAGAAATCCAAGATTGTTAACCGAAGAGAAAGAAAGAAAATAAAAAACGCGAACTATTCGTGAACTATCTGCGGACTATTTGCGAACGATTTACGGACACGTTTTGGTTTTTAACATGATATATTTGTATTGTGAGAAGTGGCGGAAAACACAACTCACTATGTTGTTCTTATATTTCTAAACGGTTCGTAATGACGGCACATAAAATCCGAAACCAGCAGATGGTACTGATTGGATGTTACCGTTAATAAGGAGAGCTTTTGCTCTTCTTTGAGCTAACAACATCCTAGGTAGACAGAATTAGGAGAACCTGATAAGTTTTCCGATGGTGTCTGTCGTGGTTGTTAGCTGAAAGCAGAATAAAACTTCACATACCGTAATTTAATTGTAAATAAATAATTGATCTTAAAACATCCATTCGGGTGTTTTTTATTTTGGAGGAGGGTGAATGATGAAAGGATATGTTTTATATAAATGTTTACATTGTGTTCATCAACAAAAATTAGAAGTAAAGAAAGAAGATTATTCAGAAGTAATTGTTTGTCCAAAGTGTAATGGAGCTTTTGTAGATGTGTACAAGATAAATAAATATAAAAAACAAAATGAAGAAACGAGATGTAAACATAAATGGGTTGATATGGAGGATGGAACGAACGATCAATTCTGTGTCAAATGTAGTGAAAAACAAAAACAAGCAATGGTGTTATCAGATATAGGGTTGAATTTAGCTGAGCATATTGCAGTTGGTATATGGCATCCGATAGTAAGAGAAAGTATAGCAATTAATTTATCTGGTTCGTTTCTTAGCGGGGATGTAGTAAAGGTAGCGGAAGAGTTTAATAAGTTGATGCACGAAAGAGTGAGAGCGTATGGGATTTAATAAGCTTGAAAAAGCAATGATTGTCGGAATAATCCTTAAAGCTCTTCGTAGTAAGAAGAAAATAAAGCAATATGTTAGATTAGAAAAGTTACCAGATGTAATAAAAGTGTTAGATGAATTGCAAATGGATACAACGTTTGAAGATAGAGAAGAAGCTTTAATAAGTTTAATCAATAAATTGATTGATGATTTGTTAGAGAAAGATAAGGGGTGAGGATAGATGCAATTCAGTAAACTTGAGATGGCAATTGTTATTGGCGCATTCCTTCAAGGGTATGATGAGGAAGTCCTTAATAACAAAGAAGATAGTCAATTATTAGAACAATTAGAGGTAGAGCTAGAAAATGTAGTTAATAATTCAACGCCGAACCAAATGAAAGAAGCTGCCGAAAGTGTAGTTAGTAAATTCATTCATGGGTTATTAGAAGAGAAGCAAATGGAGTGATAGATGTGAGGAATGAAGAACTTATCCAACTTATAAAAGAAGATAAGCTAATGAAGTTCTATAAGTCTAAAGAGTGGAGAGCTTTAAGGTTAAAAGCAATTGAGCGAGCTAAGAATGAATGTGAGCATTGCAAACAGGAAGGGAAAGTAACAACACGGGATACACTTGATGAACGTGGACGCAAGACAAAGATGGATGTGAATCATATCAAACCAGTTAAAACTCATCCACATCTTGCATTGGAATTAGATAACCTTGAATACATTTGTGTACGTCACCATAACATCGCTGATGGTAAGGATAAGATGATACGTAATAGTGAACCTAAGTTCGTCAATGAGGAGCGCTGGTAGCGATGATTATAGTTGATGGTAGTTGGACATTTGATACTGACTTAATGATTCAATACGCTGAGAAGGGCGAGCGCACGTCATATGAACGAGATATGCTTAATCAGTTCCGAAAGTATTCTTACTGGCGTTACTGCCAAATAAGAGACTGTGTGAACCCAAGAAAGTGCAAAAGACTTAAACTTAATGATGTTAGAGAAAGATTGGAAGAAGAGAATTTAATATTTACGACAGACATTCTAAAGATTTCTAATGAAGAAGTCTTTTTTATTTTGGATTTTATTGAAACTTACTTTGAATTAGTTTCTTAAACACCCCCCGGTCAAAAAGTTTGGCTTTTAGTAGGAGGACCATTCAACGGGAGGAGGAGATGGGAAAAAATTTTTTTTGAGATATCAAATTAAGAGGGGGGGTACATGTGCAAAAACTATCAAAGAAAGCACAAATCAAACAAGATTTATTACAACAATTGGAAAATGCTAATTTGAATGGTATGCACTATGTTGACCTTGTTGACGATTACATAACATTGTTCGATACGAAAAACAAATTAGCGAGAGAAATTAAAAAGAATGGACCAATGATTGAATGGCAGAATAGTGAAAGCCAAAGGGGAATGAAAGCTAATCCAGCTACGAAAGAATTTCGTGAAACCAATAAACGTATGACGGACTTATTAAAAGTACTTGGTTTAAAAGAACCTGTATACGATGGAAGTAATGATGACGATGATGTCTAAGCAATCGGTAACATATCATCCATATATCGATGAATATATGGGTATGGTAGAAAGTGGTCAAATCAAATCATGTAAAGAACAAAAATTATTAATGAAATATGTCCGAAAAATATTAAGCCGAGACGACATCTACTTCAATGCTAAAGCAGCAGAGGATTCTATTAATGTTCCCGCTAAATATTTTCCGTTTGAATTATTCCCATGGCAAAAGTTTCTAAATGCATTGATGTATGGCGTGCGCTTCAAAAAAGATGATCGTATTGTATTTGATGAAGTTTTAATATTAATGGGTCGTGGTGGCGGTAAAACAGGTTATATGGCATATGATTCTTTTTATATGATGACTGGACATCATGGTATTAATAATTACGATATTGATGTAGTTGCAACCAGTGAAGATCAAGCGAAGCGAACATTTACTGATGTATATAATGTTATAAATACGCCATCTTTTAAAGAGAAGTTTAAAAAAATCTTTAAATGGACATTAGAAGAAATTCAACATAAAAAAACAAATTCAGTGATGAATTATAATACTTCCAACTCTCGGACAAAAGACGGTAAACGTACTGGATGTGTAATTTTTGATGAGGCACATGAATACGAAAATTACGATAATATCAATGTTTATACAAGTGGTCAAGGTAAAGTAAGAGGTTCCCGAATCATTTATACCACAACAGATGGACACGTAAGAGGTGGGCCACTTGATGATTTAAAAGAAACAGCAAAATTAATTTTATCTGGTGAGATTGAAGATATTCATTTTTTACCATTCATTTGTAAGTTAGACAGTGAAGATGAGGTTGATGATCCGGCAAATTGGGAGAAAGCGAATCCTTCTTTACCATACAATGATGAGTTAAAGATAAAAATGAAACGGGAATATCAAAAGATGCAACGTAATTCGAAATTACGAGTCGAATTTATGACAAAGCGTATGAATATCCCGATTTCAAATATCTTAGAAACAGTTTGTACCTGGGATGAATTGGAGAGAACAAATCAATCTATACCAGATTTATCTGGATTTGAATGTATTGGTGCTGTGGATTTCGCGCAAGTACGAGATTTTTGTGGAATGGGTCTATTATTTAAAAAAGATAATAAACGATATTGGTTACATCATTCCTTTATTAATCAAGTTGCACTAGATATTCAAGATATAAATATGGATGTTATCCGAGAAGCGGAAGCAAAAGAATTGTGTACCATTATTCGAACTGAAAAATCTATTGATCCACACCGGGTTAAAAATTGGTTCTTAGAAATGGCTAAGAAATATAGAATCAAAAAGATTTGTATGGACTCGCATCGTGCAAGTGTATTAGGACCTGTACTGGAAGAAGCGGGTTTTGAAGTTGAAATTGTAAGAAGGGGACATATTACGCATTCAAAATTATCACCACTTGTTGATGATTTATTTATTAATGGAAAGTTAGTATTTGGTGATGACTTATTAATGCGTTGGTATGTATGGAACACTTTCAAGGATAATAAAAACAATGGGAATATCGAATATGCAAAGATTGATCCAGAGAAGCGGAAAACGGATGGTTTTCACGCTTTTTTACATGCTCTTAATTTAGATAGTGAATTGAAAGAATCCAACGCTTTAACAAAAGAGAATGTTAGAAAGATATTTAGATCATTTAATGTGTAAAAGGTGGTGAGAATATGGGATTAAGAGAATGGATAAGTGGCTTTCTTGGAAGTAATAACACGATTACTTTAAAGGAGTGTCTTTATGAATTAAGTGTTGATTATTATTATAAAAAATTAGCTGTAGAAAGTTGTATTGATTTAATAGCCAACGCTCTAACCAGGAGTGAATTTCAAACGTTTGAAAAAGGGAAAGAAAAACGTGGTGAAAATCATTATTTACTTAATGTACAGCCGAATCAAAATCAAAATGCATCAGAATTTATGCATAGCTTAGTTAATCATTTAATTATGGAAAATGAATGTGTAGTAATTATGCAAAATAAGCAATTATATATTGCAGATTCCTTTGATATTACTAAGTTTGCGTTAAAAGAAAATATCTATAACAATATAACAATTGGTGATTTCACCTTTGATAAACCGTTTAATGAATCTGAAGTATTTCATTTTAAATTGAATGACCGCAATATTATGCAAGTCATAGATGGAATGTATAACAGTTTTGGGAAATTGCTTGCATCGTCCATTGACTATTATAAAAGAAAAAATAATAAGCGCTTGTTAATTAAAGGTGATTTTCTAAGAGCGCAAGATCCAGAAACGCAAGCCGCGATTGATGAAATGTTTGAAGGTCAATTAAAAAATTGGTTTAACGCTGATAAAGTAGGTTCTGCTTTTCAATTACAGAATGGATATGAAATTGAAGATATGAGTGATAGTAAAAACGGCGTCGCAAACAATAGCACAAGCCGTGATATTAGCGATTTAGTCAGTGACATATTTGGTTATGTAGCAACGGCTTTTCATGTGCCTATCGGTATTTTAAAAGGTGATGTGGCTGATATTGAAAAGCAAATGGATTCGTTTTTAGCATTTTGTATTAATCCGATTGCTGAATTGATACAAGATGAATTTAATCGAAAGATGTACAAAAAAGAAGAGTATTTAAAAAGAACATACTTAAAAATTGATACAACAAAAATTAAGATTGTTGATATTACGAAATTATCAACCGCAATGGATAAATTATTTGCGATTGGTGGCCTAACAATTAATGATGTCATAATGATGCTTGGAAAAGAGCCTATTGATGAAGAATGGGCAAACAGAAGACATGTAACGAAAAACTACCAAGAAGCTGATTCACTGGAAGGAGGTGAAACGGATGAAACGTTACAAGAATGAAAAATATAACCATTTAGCTAATGTTCAACATACATTCAAGGCAGAAACAAAAACTGATTCATTAGATATAACGATTTATGGCGATATTGGGGAATCGTGGTGGAGTGATTCTACATCAGCAGTTGATATTGAGAAAACATTGAAAGCTACTTCGGCAAATGTTATTAATATCAATTTGAATAGTCCTGGTGGGGATGTATTTGATGGGATTGCGATTTATAACCAACTTAAAAACCATCCGGCAAAAATCATTATTAATGTAGATGGACTGGCAGCAAGCGCCGCATCTATTATTGCTATGGCAGCAGACGAATTAATTATGAATACAGGTTCTATGTTAATGATTCATGAAGCTTCTACATGGACGTGGGGGACAAAATTAGATATTCGTAAGACATTGAATGCTCTTGAGGGAATTGACAAATCGCTTGCGGATATTTATATGACTCGTTATCAAGGAGAACGTTCAGAAATTGAGACAATGATTGCCAATGAAACATGGTTTACCGCAAATGAGGCAGTAGAATTTGGATTGGCTCATAAGGTAAATGAACAGGTAGAAGATGACGATGATGTGGTAGATCCAGAAGAATTTAAAAATAACGTACTTCAGAAGTTCCGAAATAAAAACAAACAGCAGAATGAACCACCAGCAAGTTTAAATGAAAATATACTTAACAAATTTAAGCGCGCGTAAAGCAGTGCTTTTTTTATTGTCTTAAAAACAGGAGGAAATAAGATGACTATTAAAAATTTAGATAGAAGTGTAATTGAAAATAAAGAGTCACAAATTACTAATGTAAAAGAAGCCCTTGAAACAGGTGATGCACAGGCGGTCGCTGAACGCATCGTAACAAACATGGAAAATAATATGCAGCATTTCCAAGACATGATGAACGGAATTATCGATGAAGCACAACAAGCTAAAAATGAAAATTGGGATGCTCAAGTATTAGCTTCACGCGGTGTTCGTACTTTAACGAACGAAGAGAAAAAGTTTTACAATGCAGCAATTGAGGTGAATTCATTTAATGAAACACATAAATTGATGCCGCCAACTATTTTCGAACGTGTTTTTGAGGATTTAGAAAAGGAACATCCATTATTATCGCTCGTTAATTTCCAAACAGTTGGGGCAACTACTCAATGGATTGTTAGGAAAGAAGGAGCCGCTTCAGCTTATTGGGGGGATGTTTGTGATGCGATTAAAGAGATGATTGATGAAGGATTCACAACAATCGATCAAGGTATGTTCAAACTTAGTGGATTTTTAGTTGTATGTAAAGCAATGTTCGAACTAGGTCCTGAATGGTTAGATAAATATGTTCGTACATTTATGAAAGAAGTTGTGGCCGAAGAGTTAGAAAAAGTTATCGTTATGGGAACAGGAAAAAAACAGCCAATTGGTATGATTAAAGATTTAAAAGGAGCCGTAACAGATGGCATTTATCCAGACAAAAAGAAAGTAGTTTTAGCTGATTTTACGCCAGCGACTATTGGTAAAAAAATCTTAGCACCTACTACAAAAGAAGGTACGAAACGATATACAGGTGTAACATTAATCGTGAATCCCTTAGATTATGCAACAAAATTTTTCCCAATTGGAGCGAAACGTAAAGACGATGGTACTTGGACATATGATAATTTCGGTGTGCCGGGCTTAACAATTGTACAATCACCAGCTGTTCCATTAAATACAATGATTGGTGGTAAACCAAAAGATTACTTTATGGGTGTAGCATCTAAACAAACTTTAGAATCAAATGACACAGTACGCCTTATTGAAGACCAACGTTTATACCTTATTCGTCAACTTGCGAATGGACGCCCACTGGATCATGATTCATTCACAGTATTTGATATTACAGCACTTGAGCCGAAAGAAGGAACGCCAACGCCTTAAAAGGAGTGAATAATATGTACCAAGTATTAAATGATTTTATTGAAAAAGAGCATGATGATATTACTTATAAAAAAGGCGATCAATATCCAAAGGCTGGATTTAAGTCTAACGCTAAACGTGTGAAATATTTGCAATCAACCGAAAATCCATATCAAATTGCTTTCTTAGGTCCTAAACTTGAAAAAGCAAAAACGACAAGTAAGTCTACAGAAAAACATTCAGATCAAGAAGAGAAGTAGGTGGTTCAATTGGAAAACAATCTTCTTGCTGAATTAAAAGATGTTCTTAAAATAACTTGGAACGAAGAAGATGCTCATTTAAATAGTATTTTAGATAAAGGAAAGGCGTATTTGTTTGGATTAACGAATGCGTCTTTTGATTTTTCAAAAGAGTTAACACCGAAAGATTTGCTATTAGAACGGTGTCGATATGTCTATAACAATGCAGGTGATGAGTTTGAAAAAAATTATAAAAATGAATTATCCAGGCTTATTTTAGATGTAGCTTTAGGAAAAGTTGGTGTAATCAATGGCTCTAAAAGCGTATAGAGAAACCTTAAATGATGGATTTCTACAATACGGATATAAAAAAACAGAACGCTCAGAAGAAGGGAAAAGAATAGGTGAGAAGTTTCATGAAGAAGGAAAGCTTGCCTATAAAGTAATGTCTTTACGGGACAGTGATTACAAAATGGTGGGCGTTTTAACAACAGGATTAGATTTAAAAGTTAAAACACTATACCCACCTTCATTTAGAAAAATAAATAAAAATAAACTTAAGGTATTAATGGATGGAATCGAATATGACGTGATTAAAGCGGATCATGATTCTAACAAACAATACCTTTTCTTTTATTTGCAGCAGGCGGTGAAATCTCGTGAATGAAAAATCTAAAAAGCTTATGAAGGAGCAGAGAAGTGGCGTTAAAAAAGCTCTTGAAGACGGATTTAAGCTTTTAGTTGTTGAGGATGAACTAGCAGAAGATGAGGAATCGCAGCTAACAGAAGAGGGATACAATTGTTTTATTTTGGAATATGGTGAGTTTCGACCATCTTCAAATGAGCGTACAATTTCTCAAAGTATATATGTTAGTTATTTATCGGAAAATCAATCAAATTTAGATGAGCAGGTCATTGATATTATTTCGTGGGTTAACAAGGTGAAAATGGTATCCTTTGTAGTTTCTAAAAGTGATCGTCTTCAAGTGAAAGATACAGATCGTTTTATTGATCGTGTAGTTTTTACATTTAAGAGGGTGATTCCAATTGAGTGCATTTGAGCTTGATTACGAAGCAATAGAAAAACTTGAAGAAAAGATGCGGGTTTTACCAAATAAGATGGAACCTACAATCAATACCATTCTCCACACGAATGGTATACAAATTGCAATAGAAGAGATTACAAAGCTGATTCCGGTATCTCGTTCTAAATGGAGTGTTCGAAATAAGACACATGCCAAAGATAGTAACTGGTCAAAAAGCGAAAAGATGAATTTAGGTTTTAGGATATTGGCCCGTGGTGGAGCAGCTAATAAAAAAGGATCGTTTGGTTATCTAGTCTTCCCAAACGAAGGAAGAGGTTCGCATAATCCTTTAGAGCAGCGATTTGCGGAGCGTGGGATTGTAAACGCTAGGCCAAGGATTTTAGAAGAATTACACAAAGGTGTAGATAAAGTATTGGAGGAGGAATTTTAAATGGTTAAAGTAATTGAAGAATTTGATTCCGTGACGATTGCGAATGCAAGTATTCAATTTAAAAAGAAAGGTGTCCAAGAACCAGGTGAGAAATTTGGTTGCGTTGGAACGATTGAAGGGGAACCAGAAAACAAGGAAACGAAAAAAATATGTGGTGGCGTGACGTTGAAAAAGAAATCGAAAACTACGGAGCTTAAAATTACTGTTTCAGCACATATTCCTGTTAAAGTAGCAAGAGATTATTTTGGGTTTGATACAACAGGATTAAAGAAAGGCGTTTGGGCGTACGGTAGTGACTCTAAAGGATATGATTTTGTGTTTACAGCTGATGTTGTAGACGAATTTGAAGATTTAGTAAAACTTATTGCGTTTCCAAATTGCTCAAATTCCACTGGTTTTAAATTTGCTATTGCGAATGGTGAAGAAGAATTGGCAATGCTGGAATTAGAATTCACAGCCTTACCAGATGATTTAAATCACTTCTATTATGAGGCATTTGTGGATGAGTTAGAAGATGCAACAGTAGCACAAAAATGGCATACACAATTTAATTCAGCTCTTGTTCAAGGAACAACACCAGCACCTTAAAAAAGTCCTAGTTTCATACAGGGCTTTTTTCTTTTTGGTTTAAATAAGAAAAAATGAAAGTGAGGAAATAGCAAATGAAAGTCCAAAAAATAACATTAAAAGAAGCGGAATTTGTAAAAGTAGATGGTGAGTATGAACAGCGATTCGTTGATGAACAAGAATATCCGGCGTTTTTAACAAATTACGCTTTGAAAAAAGGTCAGGAAGAAGGGCTTATTCATAGTTCGATTATTGCTGACATTGTAAAGTTCCAAGCTTTAGATGGGCTAAGAGATAAGGATAATAAAGACTTATCGGCATTAGAACAAATTGATCAAACAAGTATTCATAAAGTGATTTATATGGCATTTAAAGGAGCGAACCCTAAAGAAAAGTTAACATTTGATGAATTCCTAAAGAAGTATCATGATTCGTTAGCAGAATCTATGGAACTATATACGAAACTGGTTGTTGATGTAATTAGTCAAGACCCAAATCAATTTGCCGCAGCGCTGAAGAAAAGTACAAATAGCGGCGGTAACGGTGAAAAAAAGTAAAAAATCCAGACATTAAAATTGAATGTGTGGAAGATAAATACGTCTTGTATTGTCTAGTCTCTGGAATAGATCCAGAGACTTTTTGGCATGAGCCAATTTCGTCTGTTGAGCGTATTTACGCAGGGATTACAGCGTTTGAAGCATGGCGTAACAATCCCAAGTAAAGGTAGGTGAGAAAATGGCCAGAAATAATTCGGAAGTTGAAGTTATATTTAAAGCGCAAAATAAAGATTTTAATGATGCTATGAAGGGCATGAATCAGGAAACTAAAAAACTTCGTCAAGAAATGAAATTACAAGAAGAGCAGATGAAGTTAAATGCTACTGATTCAGAAAAACTACAAGCAAAGCTTCAAAACCTTTCCCAACAGTATGCAGTTGCACAAAAGGCGACGCAAGCAACGGCGGAACATTTACAACGTGCTAAAGAATTGTACGGAGAAAATTCTACTGTTGTAGCAAAGTTGGAATCAAAATTACGAAGTCAACAAATAACAGAACAACAGTTAGCGAATAGTATTAAACAAACTTCTGAAAGTTTAAAACAGGCGAGAGATGCTGAACAGGAAAGAACAAGTGAAACAGCTAAAGCAGCTCAAAAACTGAAAGAGCTAAAAGGACAGGAAGAACAGTTACAATCTTCTCTTTCTAAGTTAAATGCTCAATACGAGTTGCAAAAAGCAACGCTTGGTGAGAATGCTTCAGAAATAGAGAAGTTACGTCTAAAAATAGATAACCTCGGAGAGCAACATACTGTTGCAGCTAGTAAAGTACAAAACTATCAGAAACAGTTAGATCAAGCCAAACAGCAGTATGGTGAAAATGCTAGTGAACTCCAAAGATATGAAACGCAGCTAATACAAGCTCGGACAGCAGAACAGCAGTTGCAGAATCAATTAAGTGCGACAAATAAAAGTTTGCAGGAACAAGAAAACGCAACGAAACAATTAAAGACATTCTTTGATGCGACTGAAACGAGTGTAGACCACTTTGCAAATGCATTAGGGAATAACCTTACAAACGCAATACGAAACGGTACAGCGACAGCTAGGCAGTTAGAACAAGCAATTCAAATCATCGGTCGTGAAGCATTAGGTTCAGAAGCAGACATTGAGAAATTACAGCGATCTCTTCGTTCTATAGATGATGGAAACTCATTACAACAAGTTCGAAATGATTTGAGAGACCTTTCACGAGAAGCAGAGAGAGCATCACACAGTTTCAAAGAATTAGATATTGGTTTAGAAAATATTCTAGGTGGATTAATGGCTGGTGGTGGTATTTCAGGAGCCATTGAGCAAGCGCTTGATACCTCTAAATTAAAAACAAAAATTGATGTTTCTTTTGAAGTTCCAGCATCCTCTAAAAAATCGGTAGAAGAAGCGGTTCGTGGTGTAGAAGCCTATGGTGTTGATGTGGAAGAAGCACTGGAGGGTACACGTAGACAATGGGCGTTAAATAAAACTGTCAGTGATAAAGCGAATGCTTCCATTGTAAAAGGAGCAGGAGCCATTGCAAGTGCTTATGCAGGTATAGATTTTACTGAGTTAATTCAAGAAGCAAATGAAATTGGTAATGAATTAGGGATAACTAGTGATACGGCCTTAGGGTTAACGAATCGGCTGTTGAAAATCGGTTTCCCTCCTGAGCAATTGGACATTATTGCTGAATATGGTGGTCAGTTAACACGAGCTGGTTACAATGCTGAAGAAGTACAAGCAATTATGGAAGCTGGTGTTGATACAGGTACTTGGAATATTGATAATCTCTTAGATGGACTAAAAGAAGGCCGTATTAAAGCGGCTGAATTTGGTCAAGGTGTCGACAAGTCTATGAAAGAAGCTCTTGAAGGCACTAAAATTTCGGCTGATCAGTTAGAAAAGTGGGGGAAATCTGTCGCTAAAGGTGGTAAAGAAGGCTCGGCAGCAATGACAGAGATTGCTAAAGCTTTAGTTAGCATTGAAGACGAAACAAAACGAAACGAGATTGGTGTTAAGCTTTTCGGAACGATGTATGAAGATCAAGGGCAGAATATTACCAATACACTTATTGGTGCTCAAGATAAAGTTATAGATTTAAACAAAGATCAAGAACAACTAAATGAAATGATCAAGAAAATGGATGCCAGCCCGGCAGTAAAGTTCCAAAAAGCTATGAACGATTTGAAAATGGCACTTGAACCTGTTTTAGGAGTTATTGCTGATGTAATTAGTGCTTTTGCGAGCTTTGTTTCAGAACATCCAGCGTTAGCAGCAGCTATAACAACAATTGTAACCGCGCTTGGAATCTTAATTGGAGCTGGTATGGCTTTAGGGCCTGTATTTATTACATTAGCCAGTTATGCCACATATGCCGGACTAAGTGTAGGAGCGGTTGCCGCGACATTCTTCTCCGCCACCGCAATTATTATTGGGGTAACCGCCGCAATTGTTGGATTAGTTGTTGGGATAAAACACCTTTGGGAAAACAACGAAGGGTTTAGAAATAGCATTACGAATGTAATCGAAAGCGTTCAAAACTTTGGACACGCATTATCTTCACTTGGTAAATATCTATTCTATACGGCTGTTGATGGAGATTATTTAAATGATTGGATTACTCATTTACCAAAAGGATTTCAAGATGCAGCTGAAATGATAGGATTGGCAGTTAGCAAGATACGCGAAGCGTGCCTTCATCTTTTTGATGCAGTAAAAGCTGTTTTTTCAGGAGATTTTAGCCAGTTAGGCGAAATCTTTAAGATGATCGGTCCTAGTATAGCGGGAGCAATTATCGGAGGACTTCCAGGTGTTCTCGTATCTGTGTCTCGTTATTTACCAGCAATAGCGGAGTATTTGAATGCAAACTCAGGAATTATTCTTGAAACTATTACAAACATTTTTACCAATATAGCTAATTTCGTAACAACGGTATTACCGCAATTTCTTGAAGCGGGATCACAAATGATTTCAAACCTTGTGAATGGTTTGGTTGTAGCGGCTCCAATTATCATCGAAGCCATTGTTGGGATTATAAATACAATTTCACAGATGATTGCTACCTATCTCCCTATGATTGTTCAAACGGGAATACAAATCATTCAAACTTTAATTTCTGGAATTGTACAAGTCTTACCTACACTGATAGAAACAGGACTTCAATTGATCCTAACCTTAATAAACGGAATTATGCAGATGCTTCCACAGTTAATTCAAATAGCTGTAACAATTATTCAAACTATTATTAACGGAATTATGTCATTTTTACCGCAATTAATTGAAATGGGGATAAATTTATTAGTTTCATTAATTACAGGAATCACACAAGCTTTACCAATGATTGCTTTAGCGATTATTACAGTCATTACAACTTTAATTGAAGCCATTACAGCGAATTTACCTATGATTATTGAAGCTGGTGTTAAGGTTTTAACTAGCTTAATAGACGGAATCATTAAAATGCTACCGCAACTTATTGATTTAGCAATAAATCTTATAACCAAAGTAGCGGAGACTTTATTAGCAAACTTACCTAAAATAATTGAATCCGGTGTAAAGATTTTAATGGCCATTATTGATGGAATTGTACAAGTGTTACCACAGCTTATTATTGCGGCTTTAGATTTAATTGTCAAAATAGCATCTACATTAATTGCGAATTTGCCGAAGATACTTGAAGCTGGTGTGAAAATTTTACTTATGTTGATTGCCGGTATCGTAAAAGTGATACCAGAATTAATTGCAGCAGCATTAAAGCTAATTGTTACTTTAGCAGGAGAATTAATTAAGAATCTACCTAAAATCCTTGAAGCTGGTGTTCAACTGATTTGGGCTTTAATAAAAGGTATTGTCAGTATGGTTGGAAAATTAGGTTCTACAATCGTGACAGATATTGTACCGAAGATTGTTGATACTTTAAAGAAGATTGATTTATTCAAGATAGGTAAAGATATTATAAGTGGATTGATAGACGGTCTAGGTAGTATGGGTGGTAAATTGTTAAATAAGGTGAAATCTATTGGTAACGATATTCTTGACGGTTTTACTTCATTCTTCGACATTCATAGTCCATCTCGAAAAATGAGGGATCAGGTTGGTAAGCAAGTTGGTGCCGGGATTGCTGTAGGTATGGAGCAATCTGTATCGACGGTTCTCGCAGCGGCTAAAAACTTAGCAACTTCGGTCTATTCCGTATTAGAAAATACGTTAGGTGCGTTCAATAGTTCCGCTATCAACGGAATGATGAATAACAATCCTCTTAGGAGTTATTTTGAAGCAATATTATACGATGGAGATTATCTTAATGATTGGATTACTCATTTACCAATGGACATGAGGGATGCATTAAAAGCGGTGGGTAAAGAATTAGAAAGTTTCACCATTGATGGAGTGGAAGACGATAGTCCTATTGCCCGTTATATTCGTAGTATATTAGAGGGCGGGAACCCATCCCAAGATATACTAAAAGAATTTAAGGAATCCAATAAGTGGTTAGAAATCGGTAAAAAAATAGCTGGTTTCAGGGAACAAATTCTAAAAGATTTTTATAATGCTCCAAACAATAATGCAAACAAAGATAATGTGTTGCAATCCGCTTTCAACAATATCTCAAATATGGTGGATGATACTTTTAAAAAGTTAAATTTATATGGAATAAATAAACAAGATAACATCGCTTCTAATCTGTCTGCACTGGCGACAGGAGCAGTTCAACCGATTGTTCAGCCAATTGGTAGTGGTCCTGTTGAAATTAATTTTTATAACACAATTAATAATGAACGTGATATTGATCGTATGTTTGAAAAAGCCGATGATTGGTTTGTTAAGAAAGGACAATCATTAAATATAGGTATAGGGAGGGCGCGACGTGGTTGATATTCGAATAAATGAAATGTTAGGGCAAAACTACCATCTTTGTATGGTAGAGCGCCCTAAAATACCGACAGCTAAAAAGAAAATTGAATTTATTGAAGTTGACGGAAGAGAAAATGGAGCGTTAACAAAAGAAAAAGGTTATGAAGATGTTGATTTTACAGTTGAGTTTAATTTACTTGAAGATGAAAATATTAAACCTTTATTAAGACAAATAAAAGCTTGGATAATGAGTGCTAAGATTGTTTCATTCACTGACGACTATGTTTATAGAAAGATAAAGTCAGTTGAAATTGGAGATATAGATAATGAAATAGAGGAATACGGTAAGTTCGAAGTTATATTTAAAGCTGATCCATATGAGTACGCTATTGAACAGCCAATTACAATAACAAATCCCGTTACGATTATAAATCAAGGTACATTACATTCTTTACCGAAATTAACGATTTACGGAACAGGAAATATAACGATACAGATTAACGGAATTTCATTCCAAGTAAAAGACGTTAATCCTTTTGTTATTGTTGATTCTGATTTAATGGAATGCTACTACAATACAACTCCTATGAATAACAAAATGGTTGGGAAGTTCCCTACATTCAAAGAGGGAGAAAACACAATAGCGTGGACGGGGAGTGTATCTAAAATCGATATAGAAACAAGGTGGCGATACATTTGATTACACTTTATAAGCCTAACGAAACAGACTTTACCCACAATGGTATAGGTATTCTTGATAATAATATTTATGAAGCTGAAATTGAGGAAATTTTAAACGGTGTTTATACACTAAGTTTTAAATATCCTCTTTTTTCTCCACATGGCTTAGAAATAGATGGACAATATTTAATCAAAGCGCCAACTCCTGATGGAGATCAATTGTTCCGTGTGGCAAATCCACATCCAACTAATGGTATTGTACAAGTGTTTTGTTATCACATTTTCTACGACTTGGTGGATAACTTCATAGAAGATACAAACATCGTGGGTAAATCAGGAATGGGCGCTTTAGATCAAGTTAAAGGCGCTCTACAATATCCAACTAAATTTGATTTTTATAGCGATATTGAGAACATTGCAAATGCACGATTAGTTGGAAAAAATCCAGTAGAATTCTTATTGGATAATGGACAAGATAACTCATTCTTGAACCGTTGGGGTGGCGAGCTATTACGAGATAATTTCAACGTACGAATGTTATCTAGACGCGGTAGGGATCGCGGTGTTGTAATCCAACATAAAAAAGATTTATTAGGATACGAAGCGGATGTGGATTGGCAATCTCCTATTACAAAGATAATGCCGCAGGGCTTTGATGGACTTCTTCTTCCCGAAAAATATGTAACTAGTCCGTTAGTCAATAAATATGTGAATCCTAAAATTAGAAAAATTGAGTTCCCGGAAGTTAAAGCAAAGCAAGGAGATGCTATAAACGACGACGATGCTTTGCCGTTGCCAGAAGCTTTAAACAAATTACGTGGGCTTGCATTAGGGATGTTCAATAGTCAACATGTGGATCAACCACTAGCGACTTATAAAGTTAAATTCCAGGAGTTATCTCAAACTGAAGAATATAAAGATTTATCTGTATTGCAACGTGTTTATATGGGGGATACAGTAACAGTTCAACATTTGGATGAAGGAATTGACGTCAAGGCAAAAGTTGTATCTTACAAATACGATCCATTGAACGAAGAATATATTGATATCACATTAGGAAACTATAAAGAGTCATTTACTGATGTGGCTAACAAAGTAGATAGAATACAAGATAATCTAGACGGATTAGAAACGAGTTTCTTACAAAAAGCTAAGGATCGTGCTACTGATTTGATTAACAGTGGTTTTGGCGGTCATGTTCGTATTTATCCAGAACGTATCTTAATTATGGATACAGAAAAGGAATCAACAGCTAGAAAAGTGTGGCAATGGAATATCAACGGTTTAGGCTATTCTAGTCAAGGCATTAATGGACCATACGGTTTAGCAATGACGATGGATGGCTCAATCGTAGCCGATTTCATAACAACTGGAAAATTAAATGCTTCAATGGTTCAAACTGGATTTAATGAATTCGGTAACGTAATTAAATTATTACCTGAGGGTTTAGAGTCGCGAGTCAACGGGAAAAGAAGAATGCAATTAGACTCCATAGGTAGGCTTAATGTATTTGATGATACCGAAACGATGATTGGTTTCCTGGGGTACCAAGGAAAAGCGGATATGCCAGGTAAGAAAGGCGTAAGCGTCGCTATCCGTCCAGGTAGGTTCTTGAGTTTATCTGTCTACAATACTGCCACAGACTACTATAATCCGTATTTTGAGATTGTAGATGACCCTAGTATGTATGGAATGAAAGGTAACCATATGTGGGAAAATTTATTGACTAACGGTTTTAAAATTGTCTTTAACAAAAGTAGTGATGGGATAGCTTATAAATATATACAAAAAATAAGTTTCCCTGATGGTGATAAATTAGCTTTAGTTTCTGATACTGGCATCGCTCTTTCTCGTTTGTCCGGAGATACCGCCATTAATATTTTAGGCATCAAAGACGATTACTCTTACTCTCACGGAACGTTTTACGCCAATGGAGGTATTGGATTCGATGGTTCGGGCACTAACCGCCTTAATAACGGTGTGTTTAAAACAAGTTCATCTTCTTTAGCTGTTAGTAGCGCAACGAAAGCAATGCTATGTTATGCGGTTAACGGAAGTTTTTACGAAGTGTTTAGTGTTACTTACAAGAATAATCTAGATGCATATGGCGAATTAAATATGCATAATTGGGCTATTGTTAATACAACTGTAAATAGAACTTTAGTCAATAACAATATAGACCAACCACAAACTTTAGTTAGATCGTTAGCAACAGTTAACGCAACTAAAGAAATGTCTAGTGTAATGAACTCTTCCGAAACCTTTACCCACATTGGAGAGAGCGAAACTGTGGATGGACAAGTTAAGATTGATTTACCTATTTTCTTTCAAAATGAAACAAGTAATTATCATGTTTTTATTAGTAAATATGGTCGCGGTGATATCTGGGTTTCTGAACGTAATGCAAAATATTTCATTGTGGAAAGCGATAATGATATTTCATTTTCTTATGAAATTAAGATTGTGAAAGAGGAGGAATTATCAATACGACCTATGTTAGCTCGATCTGTAAAAAGAAGATCGAGTATTTTTGACATGGCTGGTGATATGCCAGAAGAAGTAACTGTGGACGGTGAAATTAAAATTGATGAATCTGAGTACAAAGGAGTGGAATGATTATGAAGACCAGATTAATCCTTGATATCAACAAAACACAATACGCCCAATTAAACTCCCTTGTCACTGGAAGGGTAGGTGATAAAGATATTAATACCGTGGATGTATATGTTGTTGACGGTTTTATTCCATATAACCTAACTGGAAGTGACGTTTATTTCGAATGTGCTAAACCTGACAATACTTCTGTAAGAGATAAGAATGGAATCACTATGATAGATGCAGCGAAAGGACATTTCGAATACACATTCCCAGCACAAACATTTGCATCTGTGGGAAAATCTAAACAAGCGTATTTTACTGTGGAGAAGAATTCGACTGTAAAGGCGACAACTCAAGACTTTATTATCGTTTCATTACCTGATGCATTGACTAACAGAATTCCATCTAAAACTTACATTTCTCAATTAGATCAATTAATTAGAGATTTAGAAGCGATACAATTAGATGTATTAAACAGCGTAGCATATCAAGAAGCACATGACGCAAAAACATTTGCCGAACAAGCTAAATCAATTTCTGAAAGTGTACAAGAACAATTGAATCAAATTGTTATAAATGGTGATTCTTCCGTTGAAGCAGCTCAAGCGAGGGTAGATGAAAACGGTGAATCATTTAATACGTTAAAAGAGCGTATAGATAAAGGTTTTATAAATAATACTTCTCAAATTGAGATTTTATCGAATATTGCATATAACGTAAGAACATATGGTGCAAAGTTAGATGGTGTAACGGATGATACTATATCTATACAAAATACAATCAATGAACTATCGAAAATCGGGGGCGGAAAAGTCCTTATACCTTTTACAAACGAAGGGTGCGCTATAAAATCAGGTGAAATTGTAATACCGTCTAACATTATCGTCGAAGGACAAAACACAAAAATTATTATTAATTCCGTAAATACAGTTAGAAATGTATTTAAGACTGATAAAACAAAAGTTAATAAAAATATAAACTTTAAAGGTTTACATTTTTATTCAAAAAACGATAAAACAAGAAGCAATGGAAGAGGGCAATTAGGTTCTAATGTTAACGCGATTGTACTATCTAACGTAGAAAACATTAAGTTAGAAAAACTAACATTTGAGAATTGTGAATTCGGCCTAAAAATAGATACGTATGGGAAACAAATTCATTTTGACAATTTAAGTTTTAATGGAACTTACCAACCTTTTTATGTATCTAATACAGATGTTATAACAGGTAGAACATTTTATTCGGATAGATTGGGTATGAATAGTGGATTTGATCATCACATTTATATTAATAGTGCAACAACAAATTTAACTATAAGTGACATTAAGATGATTGGTAGTAATAGTTATGCTATAGATGTTAAAGATGATACGGGAAATGCGCCGCCTAAAAACATAATATTTACTGATATTGTTTTAAATAGTGGAGGTGGATTAATTGCATCTGAGCAAAAAGCAGATGTTACAATTTCAAATGTAATAGTTACAATAGACAAAACTCTTACATCAAAAAACATATTTGCTAGTATAGAAGACGGGAAACTTAAGGTCTCAAACTTTTCTGTTTCTGGCGGTGGAACATTAATATCAGGTCTGAATTCACCTAACGGTATCATTATACTAATAAATGGGATTGTAGACAGACTTTCAACAAGGGTAGTAGTAGCTAATTCGCTAGGGTATGCAAAGTTAGATAAAGTAACTTTTTTAGATGTAATCAGTGAAGAGGGAGTAGCTATATTTAACCACACTGGTTACTGGGTTACTTTACTTGAATTTTATGACTGTCATCTTACTCTTATATCTCCGAAAACAAATGACCCTATATCACACAGAGCAAACAATACTAGATATTTCAACTGTACGTTTGATATAAAAACACAAACACCTTTACCGTATGTAAGTTACACATATGAACAAGCTCGAAGTATGTTTAAAAACTGTATCGTTTCTGGTAATTTTACTACTTTCGAATGGGTTAATAGTAATGGTAACGTTGTATTTTTAGATTGCGTAGATGAAAGAGATAATTCTATATTTAACACTAAAAGTGCTATAAAGAAACTATATGGTGTTGGATCTCCAGAAGGAGTAATAACTGCAAAAGTCGGAAGTGAATACATTCGCTCCGATGGAAGTACAGGAAGTACTTATTACATTAAAGAGAGTGGCACAGGAAGTACAGGTTGGATCGCAAAATAGAAAAGTTTTTTTGAAAATATGTCCATGTAATATATGTATATTGTATAATTATGTTAAAAATTAATTTATATTAGGGATTGGTGTAAATGGAAGAGAAAATAAAAACTGATTTATACAGATATACTGGTAATAGCTCAAAAAAAACATTTTTTAAAAATTTAATAACTAATGAAGGATTTAGATACACTTATATTTTAAGAAAGTGTCAGTTTTATAAAGGTAAAAAGATTCGTAAGTTTCAATATATATTTTGGAAGATTTTATTAAGAAAATACAGATATAAATATGGATATGAAATATCTGATGCAGTAAAAATCGGAAAAGGCCTTTATATTAATCATCTCGGAGGTATTACCGTCAATCCTAAAGCCATCGTTGGTGATAATGTTAATATTACAAAAGGCGTTACTATTGGACAGGCTAATAGAGGGAAGAAGCAAGGTGTTCCAATTATAGGGAATAAAGTATGGATAGGAGCAAATTCTACTGTAGTAGGAAACGTTAAAATTGGAGATAACGTATTAATCGCTCCGAATACTTATGTTAATTTTGATGTTCCAAGTGATTCTATCGTTATAGGAAGTCCAGCGAAAGTCATTGAAAACAAAAATGCAACAGATGGATATGTAAATAATGTTGTTTAATAAAAACTAATTTAAATTATTATATTCCAATGCTATTTTAAATAAAATACGGCTTTGAGTAAAAATTCAATTCATAGATCAGGAGGAGTGACTTCGCTTCTCTTTTTATTTTGAGGAGATGATCAGTGTGAAACGAATAGTAGACCAAGTAATTTATGAAAAGCATGTTAGCCAAGAAAACAAAAACCTAGTCAAAGATTTTCTAATTGAAAAGAAAGCACAAGGGAAAGCGGCAAGCACTTTACAGCAATATCATTGGGATTTACGAATTATTTTGTTTCTATTACATCAACACTTCGAAAATAAAAATCTAATTGAATTAACACGTAAGGATATTCGAAACTTATCTATTATTTTTCAAGAGCTGGGAATGTCTAATGCGCGTGTAAATGGACTGATGAGTGCATTAAGGTCCGCGTTAGAGTTTTGTGCGGATGATGACGACTATGATTATGAATTTAATGTAGGTTCACGGGTTAGAGGATTACCTAAAAATCCAGTCAGAGAAATCACTTTTATAACTGAAGAACAAATTGAGTGGTTAATCGATGAATTACTTGAACAAGAGAAATATATGTTAGCAACCTATTTAGCGCTTTCTTATTACAGTGCAGCAAGGAAGAATGAGGTGTACCAAGTTCAAAAAGAAGAACTGACAGAACGTTACTTTACAAACGTGGTACGTGGTAAGCGAGGTAAGAAATTCAGATTGTATTACAATCCGCGAGTACAGAAATGTATTCGTTTATATATAGAACAGCGTGGTAAAGATGCTATTCCAGATTTGTTCGTACGAGTTTATAAGAATGGTGAGCGAAAACTTTTAAATAAGAGTGCATTTAATTACTGGTGCAAGATATTCGCTAAGATGCTAAACGAAAAAGAAGGTAAAGAATATAAAATTAATCCTCACTGTTTTCGTCATAGCAGATTAGATAATTTAAA